AGAATCTATAACAACATCTAAAGAATCAGATGGCGATGCTGGAACTTTATTAGATGAGAATAATATTCTATAACATATTTATTTAAAAAGTATCGTATTGGTATGAAAAAATTAAAACATTCGAAATACAAAAATACCGGCATTCTATTTGAAATGTTAGTAAGAAAACTAACTTCAGAAACATTAACTTCAGACAAATCTATTACGATTGATATTATAAAAAAGTATTTCGGAAGAAATACAGAATTATCAAAAGAGTTACAATTATATAATGCATTGATTAAAGAACAACATAAATCTGAAGCGCGTGCGTTGGATTTTATGCGTACGGTTAAAGAAACTCATAACAGATTAAATCATAATACGTTAAAACGTCAAAAATACAATCTAGTTAAAGAAATTTCTGAAAATTTTGTTTTTGAAAATATGTCAAAAATTCATATTAACAATTACAAAGAATTAGCTTCTATTTACTTGTTATTTGAATATGAAGAAACAGATAATCCAAAACAATTAATGGCGTGTAAAACCGTATTGTTAGAACATGCATTACCAAAACCTAAAATTGTTGAACAACGTGATCCGATAATGGAATCATTTGCAAAACAAGATAAGAATGTAAGATTATTAACATATAAACTTTTAGTAGATAAATTTAATAGTACGTATTCAGAAGTATTATCAGAATCACAAAAGCAACTATTAAACAGATATATTACACACGTTAATGATACAGAAGCATTGCGAGAATATGTTCAACGCATTATTCCAACTATCAAGAAACGATTGTCAGAACATGCAAAACGTATTGATGATAAAGTTGTAAAAATTAAAGTTGAAAAACTTTCAGAAATGCTTTGCAATGTAGAAACTATTAAAAAGATTAAAGAATCTCATATATTAAATTTAATGAGATATATGGATTTAGTTGATGAATTAAATGAGATACACAAATGAAAACATTCTTACAACAAATAGAAGAGGCATTTGAAGCTATCGATAAAACTGATGAAATTGTTGATGATATTGCAAATAATGAATTAGAAGAAGTATCAACTTCCGCAGGTGCTGGGGCATATATGTCAAAGAATTTTATAGGTACCGCTGACGATGATACTATAGAAGCATTAGGAATGAAACGCGTTAAAGAATCAGTTAATACGCCACCTACATATCAATACGGAAAATATCAAAAACCAGAATCTGCTGAAGAAGAATATATGGATAAATTTCCATTTGCAGATGATGACGCAAAATGGCAACATTCTAAATATAAGTATCCAACGGAGCCGATGTTAAAGTCATATAAAAAATATGATGATACCCCGGCACACGTAACAGAAAAGCCACATATTGAATATGACTGGTCTGGCATAAAAAATAAAACAGATAAAAATGTATATGAAGCGATGGATTCTAAATACGAACAACTTATAGAATCATATCGTAACTTTAAAAAAGGAGATGATAAACCTTCTAGTAAAGTGAAACGAACTATTCAAGAAATTGCACAGAAACTTCGAGAAATAGAAACTTTAGTAGGATATAATTCTAAACTTAAGGAAGAAGCTGGAGTAACATCATCTGCATACGGTCCATCTACTCAAAAAGCTTTATCTAAAATATCAGAACGATTAATAAAAATATCAGAACGAGTAAGAGCATTAGGAGAATAATATGTCAAAGCAGTTAATCGTAGAATATATACCATTTAAACCTGTCGGGACATTAACCGAACAATCAGGCGCCGCATATGGAATTCCAGGTGGCGTAGTTGTGCAAGGTGTATTGCAACGAGCTGGGGCAAAAAATCAAAATGGTCGAGTATATCCAAAACATATTCTAGAAAGAGAATGCAAACGATATCAAACCGAATATATTGATCAACACCGAGCATTAGGAGAATTAGATCATCCAGAATCATCAGTAGTTAATTTAAACAATGTTTCTCACAATGTTTTAAAAATTTGGTGGAAAGGTGATGATTTATGTGGAGCAGTACAAATTCTAGATACTCCATCAGGTAATATTTTAAAATCACTTTTCAAAGCAGGAATCACTTTAGGTATTTCTAGTAGAGGAATGGGATCAGTTAAAGAATTACGCAGTGAAGGCGTAGTAGAAGTACAAGAAGATTTTGAATTGATTTGTTGGGACTTTGTTTCAAATCCATCAACTCATGGTGCTTTTATGAGGCCTACGGGTATGAATGAATCAGTTAATAAAAATATAACAACAAACAAATATGGCGGCGTAAATAGTATTATTACGTCGATATTATGTGAAGATGGTAAATGTAGGATATAAAATATGAAAAGCAAATTACAAACATTACGTGACTTATTGTACGAAAGAGATATGAATTCGAACAAACAAACAGTGTTCAGTGAAAAAGAAGCTCCATTATCAATTGAAGATAAAAAATCACTTGCTGAAAATTTAGGAGCATTTTCTTCTATGGCGGAAACATTACGCGCACGAGGACGACGTTTAGAAGAAGCCGTAACGGCAATAACTAAAATGGTTGAAACTGCAAATCGAATGATTCAAGAATCAGATGATGATGTGGTAGAGAAAGTTGCAGCTGGTCGTCATATGAAAATGGTCGAAATGGCACTTAAAGAAATGCAAAAAAGTGCAAGTGAAGTAATGATACAAGAACGCAGAATGGAAGCAGCGTGCGAAGATATCCGAGAAGGATTGAGTAAATATTACGAAGTTCGTTAATTTGGATATTGCAAATTAATTATTTATATTAAAGGTAAGTATGATGAATACGTTTAAAAAATTATATCGAGACTTTTTTGGTTTAACGGAATCTGTGTCTGATGAAAAATTAGTTGATGAAGCTAAACTTGTTAACGGTATTGATGAATACCAAGGTGGCGTTATGTATGCTATCAAAGATCCATCGCAAGCACAGTCTGTTTCGGAAGATATCAAACAATGGGCTGAAAAGAAAGGATTTACTATAATTAAACGTACTTTATCTAAAAGTGGAAAAAATGGCTATTTCTATTTTAGATTAGGCGAAGATCCAGAAAAAGATGCACAACGCATACAAGGATATTTTGCACAACGTTTAGAATTGTCTGCATTCAAATTCAAAGTAAGAGGTCAAGCTAATCCTTCAAGAGAATTACCACCTGCTGCACCAACTCGTCCTATGCGAAAAATTTAAAATAAATTATATGAGTAAAAAACAGAAACAACACAAAGCAATTGTACCAGGCCATTCCGCGGCAGTTAATGTAGTAGGAACATCTAGAGAAGATTTTGCACATGCAATGAAAATTTTCAAAAGAAAAATTAAATCATCTGGAGTTTTAGAAAAAATTAAAGACAATAAAACTTTTATAAAGCCAAGTGTTAAACGTAGAAAACAATTAATTGACGCGCGATATATTCAAAAGATTAGAGATTTACATAGAGATTAATTAATTTTTTATAGTATTTTAAGCCCTAGCCTAAAAAGTTAGGGCTTTTTTACTGGTTTTTTATTTTTGCTTATATTTATTTGTAGAATACGCTATTCTATCTTATATAGCGTTACATAATTTTATATTCTTATTAAGATTTTCAAATAATCTTATTTCCAAAAAACAAAATTTAAGGAGAACAAGTATGGCAAAATCAGATTTGCTAAAACAAGCAATCGCTGATGCTAAGGCAGTTAAAGAAACGGCATTAGCAAACGCAAAACTTGCATTACAAGAAGCATTTGCTCCTAGACTTGAAAACGTACTTCAAAGACGATTACAAATGGAAATCGACGGCGCAGATGACGAGTTAGAAGCAGATGTAGAAATGGGTGCAGAAGCAGGCGCAGAAATGGGCGCAGAAGCAGGAATTGGTGATTACCCAGATTCAGTAAATGTTGGATTAGATTTCAATGATGATGGTGATTATGACTTAACAGGAATAATCGGAGGTGAAGAAGAAGAAATCGAAGCAGGTGCAGAAGCAGATGTAGAAATGGGTGCAGAAGCCGGCGCAGAAATGGGCGCAGAAGAAGATGATCTTAATCTTGAAGAAATTTTAGAAGAATTAGAAATGGGCGCTGAGGAAGATCCAATGGGAACTGCTCCTCAATTAAAACCAGTAGGTGAGGGTAAATACAAGTACAACGAAGGTGAATATGCTAATGAAGAAGAAAATGAAGATTTGAATATCGAATCAATCATTGAAGCAATTTTAGCAGAAGAAGATGAACCTGTAAAGGTTATTCCATCTGAAGAACAGCCTACCACTGAAGCAATGGACGCAATGCATGATGAAAATCAGGAATTAAAAGCTGAAATTGCAGAAGCATATCGTACGGTAAAACAATTGCAATCAGTTATTAATGAAGTTAATCTTCTTAATGCAAAACTTCTTTACACTAATAAGTTGTTCCGTAACTTTGATTTGAACGAAGGTCAAAAAATGAAAGTTATTGAAAATTTTGATAGAGCTGTATCACCAAGAGAAGCAAAATTAGTATTTGCTACATTAGCAGAAAGCTTTAACAAACCAACACAAAAAAGAAAGATGGTAAAAGAATCAGCAGCTTCTCGTCCAACAAGAACCACTGCTCCATCGCAACAAACAACTCAAATTCTTTCAGAAGGTTTCGAAATGGCAAACCGTTGGAAGAAATTGGCAGGATTAATTTAATTTAAAAAAAAAGAACAAGGAGAAAAACGATGAGTTTAAATTCATTATTACAAAGTCCAGACGCTTCTCAACGTGCTGCATCAGTAGCAACAGTTGCTAAGTGGGAAAGAACAGGACTTTTAGAAGGTCTTAGAAATGAGACAGAAAGAGCAGGTATGGCTCAATTGCTTGAAAACCAAGCAAGACAATTAGTAAAAGAAGCTTCACAAACAGGTACTGCAGAAGGATCTGAAGAGTGGGCTGGTGTAGCACTTCCATTGGTACGTCGTATCTTTGCTGAATTTGCTGCAAAAGAATTTGTATCAGTTCAACCAATGAACTTGCCATCAGGTCTAGTATTTTACTTAGACTTTAAATATGGTACAGCTCAACCAGGATTTACTGCAGATCAAACAGACCCAGTATCTACTTCAGGTCATCCATTTGCATCGCCTGAGTCTGATGATTCATTGTTTG